AAGATTAGTTTTATTATGTAATCCTGATGACATGGAGGACTGGGAAAAACAAAAAAAAGACCTCTATTATGTGCTGCAAAAGAAGTGGGAAGTAAGAAAAAATGAAGAAGATCAAGATGCTTATTTCAACAATAGGCATTGGAAAGAGTATGAAATTGCTAGGAAAAAGAAAGAATCAGTCATTAAATCTAACGAGAAATATAATAAGAAAAGAAAACCAAATAACGAGATCGTAACGATATCGTCTGATAGTGATAGTGATAATGATAATGATATAAGTATTAATAAGAAGGCAAAATTATTTGATACATTTTGGCAATTAAATAAAAACAAGATTCAAGTTGGGAATGCTAAAAAAGCATGGGTTAAATTATCGGTTGAATGGGTGCAAAAACCAGAAAAATTAGCTGAATTATATAATAATCATTTTCAAAATAAAAAAGATTATGCTCAACATCCTGCTTCTTGGCTTAATTCAGGTGCTTATTTAGATCAAAAAGAAGAAACTTATAATGTTCAACCTGAAAAATCTTATAAAGATTATGTCTGGTTTGTTAAAAAAGGCATGAGAAGCACTAGAATTTCAGATGATATGGTCAGGCAAATGAGAAAAGAAAATCTCATAACCGAAGAAGAATTTAAAAAGTGGTAAAACAAAAGAAAAAAAAGAAAAAAGATAGAGTTCCTATTGAACTTGGCAGCCAAGAGCTAGAAAGAAATGAAGATGGCACATTAACCAGGAAAGTTGATGGCGAAAAATTTAGATTTGCTTTTTATGGTCAAGATAGACATTTAGAAAAAGTACATAATTCAGTATTAGAAAACTATTATGCTAGAGGATTACTGGACATTAAGGATAGAGAATTAAATAGTAAAAGATTTTGGGCAGGAGATAGATTTGAAAAATTATGCCATAGATCAGGACTAGAGCCAAAGATTACAGCTAGACTAGAAGAGTTTATTGGTGGCACTAAAGAGGATTTTGTCCATAGAAACATAGATGCTCATAGTGAATTTCATATTATTATTAAAGAGATAGGAAAGTTCTGGGATGTATTGTGGTTAGTCATTGTGAGAAATCAACCTGCTCAAAAAAGAATGGATGAACTTCGAGAAGCTCTTGATAGATTAATCTTATATTATGATATGTAATCTATTAAATTATACAAAATAATTAAAAAAAAATACAAAAATGACAGAAAACAGACATTTTATTATTCATTATTTTCTTGCATTATATAACCTAAAAGGTTATAAATAATAGAACAATAAAAAAGGAGAAAAAAATGACATATAATATTAAAGTTAAACAACACAGTCATTGGGCAGGTGCAGGTTTTCAAATAATAATAGATAAAAAGAAATATCCTATTGAAAGAGGAGAGTATTACTTTCCAAATGCAGAAACAGATGAAGAGAGAGAAAAAAAAGCTATTTCTTGGGCTATTGCAGAAAAAGAGGGTAAATATCTTTCAAGAGGTGGCATTGTTTATAATAACGAAAAAGAATATTTAAAAGTTATAAATAAATATGAATAATACAGAACTTAAAAATTTAATTAACAAGGTCGGATTATCTCAATCCGATCTTACTCGTTTAATCTATGATACTGATACAATTAATCAATCTCAAAGAAATATTATTAATAGATATTTGAATGGTCATTCTAAAGTTCCTACTTGGTTGCCAGTTCTTATTAGATTGTATGCAACTTTGAATAAAATTAAATTACATTAGTTTTGTATTTGTTCCTATTAACAAATCAATCGTAAATCCTTATAAATATATACACTCACTATAATTGTGAATAGTTTTATAGCCATCTTTAAAAGATGGTTTTTTTATTATGTCAGAACAGAAACTTTGGATTGCTGTTCTTGTGCAGGGTTTAACCGATGCTTTAGGAAAATTCCTTTGGATGACGAGGTTGAATACCAAATACGAGCAGGAAGCTAAAGACTGGCTTACAAGCAAAGATTTCAGTTTTATTTGTTCACTCGCAGGTATGCAGCCAAACCAAGTCAGAGATATTTATACTCAAATGAATCGGCATAAACATTATCTTACTTTGGAGGACATCAGATACTTAATCAATGAAATTATTAATAGACGATCTGTATTGTAGTATGGTTATGGTAGATAATCCTGAAACAAAGCAGCCAGAAATAATTGTTAGGTTTGCAAACTTTAAGACTGAAGAAGAAGCAATACAATTTGCCCATTACTTCAAGAGCTTACCAGAATACACAGAGTATATGCAGCCATTGGATGAAAAGGTAACACTACACTAATGCCTGAACAACAACAAATCATTCCAGTTAAAAAAGGGAGACCGACAAAGTATTCCAAGTCAATTGTTAAAGAGATACTGGACAAGCTCTCTCGTGGTATAAGCATAAGGGATGCAGTAAAAGAATGTGGTATAACTTGGCAGTCCTGGAGGAATTGGATCTTAAAGGATGAGAAGCTGAGGGAAGGTTACATCAAAGCCAAAGAACTCGGTATAGAATATATTATTGGAGACATCGATAAACGAATAGAGAATGCCTTAGACAAACAAAAGATCAGTATGTCGGAGGTAAAGCTACTGGAAGTATATAGTAAGAATATGCAATGGAAGGCAGGGAAACTTGCTCCTAAGTATTATGGTACTGAGAAACAAACTCTATCTATAACTGATAGCGATGATAAGAAGATAGAAATAAGTTGGCAAAGTGATTAAATATACTCCAATTGTATATGAAAAGAACATTAAATAGATAGTAAGTAATAGGTATAGTAAGTAGTCTTGAGTATTAAAAGGTAAGGATTTCAAGGATGTTGTATGAAATTGTTCTTTTTTTACACAAAAAGCTCATGTAATTTCATTTTTTTAACAAAAATAATAAAAAAATTTAAAATATTAAATAGTTTTAATCCAAAACTTTCCCAAACTATCAGTTTATGGCTGAAATCTAACAAAAATAAATCATTGGGTATGAGTTTCCAGGATAAATAATTCGAGCACCCCATCGAGTCTGGGGAATTATAATTACTACCAACTTTAACACAAAACAAACTTCTTATGAGTTTTCAAAAGAAAAACAATTTTATAGCCAAAGAATTACGAACACCGAAATATAAAATGCGAGTAACTAAAAACAAGAAAAAATACACTAGAAGAAAACCATTTAATGATCCTTTTAAGGAATTAGTGGAAGCCATGAATAATAAAGCCAAGTTTGATGGTAATGCAGGTCAGGGTGTTGTTAAGACAAGAGATGTCGAGAGAATGGCTGATGTGTTAAATGAGCAGGGAAGTAAGGATGCGTGAAAATTGTTATACCTTACAAACCACGAAAACATCAAAAGGAAGTTCACAATAATTTAAAAAGATTTAATGTGCTTGTCTGTCATAGACGATTTGGCAAGACTGTTCTTTGTATTAACGAGATTTTAAAAAAGGCAATGCAAAACACTTTGCCTCGACCACGATACTATTACCTAGCACCGACCTATTCAATGGCGAAAAGGACAGCTTGGGATTATTTGAAAGAATATACTGGTGTTCTTCCAAATGTTCAGTATCACGAAACCGAACTTAGAGCCGATTTACCCAATGGAGCTAGAATACAGCTTCTAGGATGCGAGAGACCAGATTCTCTTCGTGGCTTATATATTGATGGAGTTATTTTAGATGAGGTTGCACAAATGCCACCTCGATTATGGACTGAAATTATCCGACCTGCTTTATCAGACAGAGAAGGATGGATGGTTGCCATTGGCACTCCTCAAGGACATAACGCATTCTTTGATTTATACGATTATGCTAATCATCAAGAAGGATGGTACGCAGAGACTTTTAAAAGTTCTGAGACTGGCATTATATCGGATTTAGAATTAAACGAAGCGAAACACTTGATGCCAGAAGAAGTCTATGAGGCAGAATTTGAATGCTCATTTGATTCAGCAGCACTAGGATCTATTTACGCAAAAGGTTTAACCAAAGCTGAAGAAGATGGAAGAATTACTAAAGTTCCTTATCAGACCGATATTAAAGTAAATACTTTTTGGGATTTAGGAATGCAAGATAAAACTGCGATTTGGTTTGTCCAAATCAAAGGATCAGCATTTCACATTATCGACTACTATGAGAATAGTGGCGAGAGTTTAGAATTTTACGCATCTGTTTTAGATGAAAAAAAATATTTATACGATACGCATTACCTCCCACACGATGCAAATGTGAGAGAATTGGGAACTGGTGTAAGTCGTGTTGAAACTGCACAAAGTTTAGGTATGCGAACTTCCATTGTTCCCAAGCTCTCCATTGACGATGGTATCAATGCTGTGCGAATGATTCTGTCTCGCTGTTGGTTTGACCACGAAAAATGCAAAGATGGACTCGATGCCTTACGACAATATCGTTGGGCAGTATCCGATAAGGGAGAAGTAAAAAATAGACCAGAGCATTCCTGGTGTAGCCATGCAGCCGATGCTTTTAGGTATTTCGCTGTGGGCAATAACCAGTCTAGCGAATGGACAACAAAAATTGAATATAAAAATATAGGCATTGTATGAAAACAACTTCAGCTCTTGCGTATGTAGGACATAATGCCAATGGCGATAGACATAAAAACGATTTTTATGCAACACCGAGTCTAGCAACACAAGAACTTTTAAAAAAAGAATGTTTTGGTGGCACATTATGGGAATGTGCTTGTGGCGATGGAGCAATATCTAAAGTTTTAATTGACAATGGTTATGATGTATATTCATCAGATTTAATTGACAGAGGATATGGAGAACAATTAGATTTTTTACAATCAGATAAAAAAGTAGATAATATAATTACCAATCCTCCATTTAATCTTTCAACAGAATTTACTTTACACGCATTAAAATTAGCTCGTAAAAAAATTATTATGTTGAATAAATTGTCTTTTTTAGAAGGCATAAAAAGAAATAAAGAAATTTTTTCAAAAAACAAATTACAAAATGTTTATGTGTTTTCTAAACGATTAAATTTTAGAAAATATAGTGGCGAAATGAATGGCTTAATGGCTTTTGCGTGGTTTGTTTTTAATCAAGACTATGAAGGAAACGCACAATTACAATGGATTTAAAATAAATGGCACGATTAACAAAAACAAAATTACTAGCTTTAATCTCACAGGAGATTCAAAACTCTTTAGGATTTTATTCTAGTGATTTAGCAACACAACGAAAAAATGCTCTCAAGTATTATTTGGGAGAGCCACTCGGCAATGAAGTTGAAGGCAGAAGTAGTGTTGTATCACAAGACATATTAGAGGTAGTGGAATCAATACTCCCAAGTCTAATGCGTATGTTCACGCAATCAGACAAGGTGGTAAATTTTGAGCCAACACATCCTGAAGATGTGCCATACGCAGAACAAATAACTGATTACTGTAATTTTATATTTAATCACGATAACGATGGATTTGGTATTCTCCAATCCATGTTCAAGACTGCTCTCTTGCAAAAAAATGGATTTTGCAAAGTCTATTGGAAAACATCCAAAGAGCAGAAAAAAGAAAGATATAAAAATTTAGATGAAACACAATATCAAGCTCTACTCATTGATGATGAAGTGGAAGTTATTGATGTAAAAGAAAATGTCGATGAACAAGCTGAAGCTCTTATTGAGCCAGGAATGGAAGGAATGGCTGAACAAGTTATTACCTCCTATGATGTGGAAGTTAGACGAGTAAAAGAATATGGAAGAGTGGCAATTGATCCTGTTCCACCAGAAGAAATATTAGTTTCTCCTAGAGCTAAAACTTTACAAGATTGTGATTTCATTGCACATCGAGTTTCTAAAACTGTATCGGAACTTATCAATATGGGTTTCGATAAAAAAGATGTTGAATCCCTGCCAAGTGCTGAGATGGAAGTCTTTAACACAGAAGCAATGATAAGACGAAATTATGATGATTCAACAACTGAATTAAATGTAAGCAACATTGATCCTTCCATGCGAGTTGTTATGATAACCGAGTGTTACATGAGAGCTGACATTGATGGCGATGGCATAGCTGAGTTACGCAAGATTGTGGTGGGTGGAAGTGGAAATAACTCCTATGTTATTTTAGAGAACGAAGAAATATCTGTTTTACCATTTGCTATGTGTGTGGCAATACCAATGCCATTCAGATTTTTTGGTTTATCCATGTATGATCTGTTAGCTGATGTGCAGCTAATGAGTACAAGTATTATGAGACAAACTCTCGATAATATGTATATGCAAAATTCAGCAAGAACAGTTGTCGTGGATGGTCAAGCAAATTTAGATGATTTATTAACAACAAGACCTGGCAGCATCGTTAGAGTAAAATCGCCTAATGCTGTTACTCCTCTGCAAACTCCAAACTTCTTAAATGAAGGTTTGTCGATGTTAAAGAAAATTGATGAGGTAAAAGAAAAACGATCTGGTGTTCCCAATCAACTAATGGGATTAAATCCAGATACAATTAATAAAAGTCATACAACTGCACAATCAGTTAATCAAATGATGAATAGCTCAACACAACGCATTGAGTTAATTGCAAGAAGTTTTGCTGAAGGTGTAAAAGAAATATTTAAAAATGTTTTATCGGTGGTGTGTGAATACCAAGATAGAGAAAGAATTATAAGATTAAGAGGAAAATTTGTCAGCATAGATCCTAGAGAATGGGTTAATCGTTATGATTGCACAGTTCAAGTAGGACTTGGCACAGGAAATCAAGACCAAAGACTAGAAGTTTTAGGAAAAGTTTTAGGTGTGCAAGAAAAATTGCTACAAGCAGGAGACATGGGATTAGTAACTCCACAAAATATATTCAATACATTAGA